TGAAAAACCTTCTCTCGGTGACTCATCACGACTTCATTCCATATGATTTTGAACCTATTCTTCTGGAAAGTGATATTTACTTTCAGCTCATGGATATCAAGGTGGATGAAGGACAGCTGAATGTAATGAAGTTCAAGATCTTCTGCTATGATCACGATATTCAGCATCTCCAGCGATTCATGGAATCGTGCAATCGCGATTACGAACGGAGAATGGCGAATAAGCTCGGAACCAATCTCTTCTTTTTTGACCAGATGACGCAGAGCAAGGAGACGAAGCGATCAACACAGAATCCTCTTCCGCAGAGCCATCTGATTTATACGAAGCACACCTTCTCAACAACTCGTTCCTTCGAGAACGTATACTTTGAAGATCAGGCAGTTGTTAGCAAGCGTACTGAGTTCTTTCTAAAGAACCGCAGCTGGTATGAGAAGAAGGGAATTCCGTATACGCTTGGATTCTTGTTTCACGGAGAACCGGGATGCGGAAAGACGTCTGAGACGAAGGCAATTGCCCATGTATCTCGTCGTCATATTGTGAATATTCAGTTGTCTGAAATCAAGACAAAGAGTCAGTTGCGGCACCTTTTCTTTAACGATGATATTCACGTGTACACGGGTCAGAATACCGAGAAGTATACGATTCCAATTCACGAGCGTTTGTACGTGATTGAAGACATCGATGCAATGGGAGATGTTGTTCTTGAGCGTAGTCTTAAGCTACCGACTGCTCCAGCTCCCAAGAAGGACCCATTTGCAGTCGAGGAGGAAGAAGTCTTCAAGGAGCCGATTGATCTTGCATTCCTTCTCAATCTTCTGGATGGAACACTTGAGGCATCAGGACGTGTGATGATCATTACGTCTAATTTTCCGGAGAGAATCGATAAGGCCCTGATTCGTCCCGGCCGTATCGATATGATTGTTCAATTCAAGAAGTGCAGTCGTAAGATTCTTCGTGAGATCATTTGCGGATTCTACGATCTCGAGACGGTAGATCACCCACTGTTCGAAAAGGAGGATGTGGATGGTCGATGGAGTCCAGCCGAAGTGAATCAGATTCTCTTTCGGAACTTCGAAAACCCGAAGCTTGCAATGGATGAATTAATGGAGCCTGCAAATCTCTATGTTTTTTGAACAGATGTAAATAACGACAGTAGTGTCACACCTGTAATCTCATCTTGGTTTGGAATACCGTAAAAAACCGTAACAAATGCGAGAAGAAGTATAGAGATTAAAGGAACAAATGGAACTAAGCTCAGAACCAGTAAAATCCACGTTGGAATACTCATACCTGTCATGCGGGCAATCAAGTATAGTGCGGCTGCCCCCATCGCAACAGTGAGAACTCTGAAGAAAACACTAAACATGGTTTCGGATATGACGGTTGCCGTATCCTTTTGCGGAGGAGGCGGCGGTGCAGCGAGCGGTGCAGCTGGGGCCGTCGTTGTAGTTGTTGACCCACCAATGATGCTTCCAAGAAGACCCGGAGTTGTCGTTGTCGTTGTTGTGCCGGGAGGAACTTCAGCAGTTGTATCTGTCATTCCTTTATGATGAGAACGCGACATTTGCTGTGCCCGACATAATGCGGAGGTAGTTGACTGACTCTACATATATGGTGGACGTATACGTGTACGGATAGGGCGAACCCGTTACTGTTTGGTAGATAGCCTGCACAAAAGGTGCGTCCGCTGCACTCGGCACTGCCGGAGCCAATGTTGGAATAGGATTCAAGAGAGTACTCTTCCACACGCAGAGTTCTTGTTTTATATAGCTCTGTGACGTATCATTCACACCGCACGGTGATGTTCCATAGACTTCGGTTGAGGGAACAAGCAGCTGGGAACGCAAGATTGTCTTATTGAACATCGATCCGTTTGCAGATCCAGACGGCTGACTTGATCCATGGTCGAGTGCAAATGAATATGTGTAGAGTCCCGGAACCTTTGATGTCGAACCCTTGTGATGGCGATAGTGCTGTAATTGCGAGAAGAAGGACGAGGGTTTTTCCTTGAATCGCTCCTTTCCATCAAATTCAAAGTATGCTTGTTGCAGAATATCACGGGATGCACGTGCTAATGACTGTTTGTATCCAGACGAATAGAGTTCGATTTCGGCATTTCCTTCTGCAATAAACGGTGGAACCGCAGGATCTTCCCAATTTGTATAATTGTCCCAGTCGTTGAGTGCTCTGCGATCGGATCTCTGGTATGCAAAGACAATGCGAGTACATAGATTGAACATTGGTATCTGCAGATGCGACGTTCCTGTCTGCCCCTCTTTTACATTGTGTCTGACCTCATGAATGAGGAATCCGTGGTCACTTGCCGCCATCTGAGATCGCTCGCCATCGGATAAGAAGATATAGTTGGCTTCAACATACGGATTGAGTGCCCACGTTGTTAACGTCGGGTTGCTAGGTGTTCCATCGATATTCGGAACACTGAGGAAATTCGAGATGTTTTGCAGAGTGTGGCCGGGACTAGGAGAAATACGCTGGCCAGCCGTTGGACTTGTCGGATCCACGTCAATGATTGTGAACAGCTGATAGATATTACGAAATGTAACTACGATTTCAACCTCTGAATACTGCAAAGCAACAAGTGGAATCGCCTTTCCGATGTCCTCGCAGAACCAAAAGTGAAGAGGAATCAGAAGCTGGCGACCGGGGATAGATGGCTGCGGAATAACTGTACCCGATGCAGTGAATACAACCGCCTTCACAATGGCGTTCGGATAGTTGCCGCTTCTACCTGAACCATTGGCCGGGTCGTAGACTTCGGGAACATGACCAACCATCGTATCCACTGTCGCCTTCTTATTTGCATCGTGTTGCGTATAGGAGTACAACTTCATCCATTCTCCGGTATGCTCGACAATCTTAGATCCGTTAATCAGAACGGCAACGCTCTCGATCATGTTGTATCCGAGATTAGGAATCCATTGAAACAAAAAGGGAGTTGCATTACCTGTTATTGAGGTTGGGTCATTTCCAGTGACACGAAGTGGCGACCAAATATCCGGAATGTTCACGGAAATATAACAATCGTGAAGCATATCTGCATTTCGGTCAATTTTACAGCGAAGTGTTTTCTGATTCGTCGGAGGGAGATTCGTATCGATTCCCTTAAATGGTAACTGAAAATGCTCCATCGCAAAGTTCGTGTGTTTGCGATAGAGTGATTTGAAATGGCTGAATGTTGGGTTTCCAGAAGTAAGTTGATTCTGGGCACCTACGCCAACAAGTTGCATTAGACCACCGGGCATTTGTCTTCTTGCTTTTAGAACCTTAAAATGTGTGGGCAGAAATAAGGATGATGACACTCAAGGTTGTTTTGGTGGTTCTATGTCTTATTGTACTTCTACAAGTCTATATGAGCTTGCGGTACAATTACGACTGGTTAGGCGGGACAATACGAAAGGCTATGCACAGACAGCATCCGGAGGGACGGTCGGTAACAGATGACTATCCGATACCGGCGATTCCTTATTTAGATCGCTTTGGAGATTATACAAAAGTACCGAGAATGAAGCATAATGATTATTAAGGTCTGAGTTGGAGTGACTGGATCGTAGGTCCTTGTGCAGGGACGGGCAACACTACACGGATAACATAGGATGTGCAGCATCCAGGATAGGGCAGAGGTGTCGCAGGATCTACCATTCCAAGACCGGGGTTGCGGACAATCGTTTTGTTTGCAGCAACTGTTGAAAGAACCAAGTTCGAGTAAATCTGTCTCTTGTTCTTATACGCATTCGTATCTGCAAAAAAGGATTGTCCAACAAGCATCCGCTTCCTCGCAGTGAGTACATCACTTGCAGATACGATGTTTGATGAAGAAAACCGCGTCTGTGCGGGTGTGGGGTATCCTGAAGACGTTGACATTACTTTAGCCAGAGATTATTTACGCAGAGTTTGCGGATAGGAAGAAAGATGCCGACCCGTTTCCTCTTGGTATCGACACATACCGAGCAAATGACGGGATACTCAAAGGTTTCTTACAACCTTCTCAAGCAGATTGGAAGTCTTTCGCCGCTTGTCAAGACGTTCCATTTTGGATTTCAGAAGAGCGTTGCTAAGGCACCAAAGGCCATTCGCCCTCTTCCGGAAGGAATCGTGCAGTATGATGCGGCACTGAACGAGGATCCTCGTGAGGAGGGGTTTGGATTCAACAAGTTCAAGGAATATGTTGATACGGTTACTCCCGATATTATCATGATTTATAACGATGCACTTGTCATCAACCGGTTCCTCGAGGCACTGAAGCTGAAGGAGGACTCTCCCAAGCCACCGTTTAAGATCTGGATCTACCTGGATCAGGTCTACAAGAATGCTGCTCCTGCATTGATTCACAATATCGAGAAGCACGCGGACCACATCTTTACGTTTACTGAAAATTGGAAGAAGCACCTCCTGACAATTCTGGAGAATCCTGAGGAAGCCAAGGTTGACTCATTCGAGCACGG